TCAACTTCGACTTTACTTAGATCCAAGTTTCTCCAATGTATTTTCCGCTGTTTTTTTATCTTGAAATAAAAATACTGTTTCTAAAGTAAATTCGTCTATTGCTTTAACTATTTTATGTGTAAATTTTCTTCTTCCTGACCTATATATGGGTTCTTCTAATTTAAGTAATGTATATTTCATTGTTCCTTTCTTTCGTCCCTTGTCGCCACAAGCTACCTTTGTGTATTGACACGACAAGGGTATAAAAAAGACCTTGCAGGATAAATCCTGAGTAGCGCCTTGGGTCGGGTTTTAGTGGACTCGGGCGGAATTGAACCGCCGTCTTACACATCATAACAATAAATTTTATAACAGCTTTTGGGGCGTGACGCAGGTTAATTCGCCACTTACCTCCACCTTATCGTCTTTCCGATTCGTCAGACACGGTATCCCGGCCTCCACTTAGTCTTTCCTAAGAGTCAGGAGAGCCAGTTTATTAAACCGACACCCTCCGCCATTGCTTAATTCTGTTCGATGGTTTAAGCAAAAACCAGTCTTCGTGCAGGAACCAAAGTAGCTGCTCCTGAGAAGAAGAGATGCGTTGCATCTTTTGCGTTTATTGTTTTTTGATTTTAGGTGATCAACCGCTGCAACTCATTATCTGTTTTATGCAATCGAAACCTTTTCGAGCCCTAATTTACCTCCATTAGTAAGTTTTCATCGTGTCTTGACACTTCTACCTCAAAATATAGCATGTCTTCTATGTCTGTGTCAAGTAGTTCTCTCCTTTTTTGTTTCTTTCTTAATCTTTGATGGCGCTTAAAATCACTACATATAACTCCAGAAGGAGTCACAAAACCATGTCCTTTGTGTCCCATAAGGGGAGAGCCACATATATTACATCTTCTGTGATAATTCAAGCTGTCACCTTTTCTTTTGAAGGGTAAATTAATTCTACTTCATCAAAATAGACTTTTGCTTTGTGTGGCTGAGCCACAACTTTTTCTGTTCCTGAAATTATTTCAATCAAATTAGGTATTTCACAAACTCCATTAGCACAATCTGCTTCATTCCCATTTCTTTGTTTTCTTTTAATTTGTTCTTCTGGTGTAGATTCTAGTACAGACTCTATGTCTTCCATTAAAACGGGTGAAAAAGGTTCGTCCAAACGCGAATTCCATCTATAAAATGTGCTTCCTTTTACTTGCGGGAGATAATTGAGCCAAATATCCGATAAATCTTCCATAGGAAAATCATTTGCAAGATTAATTGTTTTAGAGACAGCATTGTCAACATGTTTTTGTACAGTTGCTTGCATTTTAAAATGAATATCAACTGAAATATCTGCTGCTCCTTCACATAAATCACCAAATTTTTCATAAGCTGGTTCAATAACTAAAACTTTATTGAGTATCGTTTTGAGTTCGTCATTAACTCCCTTAATTCTTCTCCAATAGACGGGAGCCATATAGGGCTCGATTCCGGTAGATACTCCAGACACAATTCCAGTAGTGCCAGTAGGAGCAACAGTAAGTAAAGCACAGTTACGAATACCATATTCTTTAACCTTTCTTCTAATTGCTGGTTTCATTGTCTGCATAAACCCACTATCAACAAATTCTGGTTGAAAAGCAGGGAAAGGCCCCTTCTCCTGAGCCAGCATTATAGAAGTGTCATACGCAGCGTGTTTGATAAACGAAAACAGTTTATCAACAAATTCAAAGGCTTGTGTTGAGGAATATTTAAGGCCAAGTTCAAGAAGCATTGTGTGCAAGCCCATAACTCCTAAACCAATTCTTCTTACTTCTTCGCAATTTTCTTTAATTTTATCAAATGGATAACTATTTACTGTGAGAACATTATCAAGAAATCTAACCGCTATTCTAATTGTTTCTTCAAGCTTCTCCCAATTGACTTCATTGCCTTCCACAAACCGAGGTAAAACAAGAGCTCCAAGACAGCAACAGCCATAAGGCTCCAACCAAATTTCGCCGCAAGGATTAGTAGAAACAAGAGGCTTATGATAATAGATATTGTTTTTCTTGTTGGCCATATACCCATTTAATACTCCTGGCTCTCCATTATTCCAAGCATTTTCAACAATTGTTTTCCATAATTCTTTTGCACTAATTGATCCTCCTGTCTTTCGACCCGCCCATTCAAATTCAATTTGTCCATCTTCTTTGACAAGTTTGACAAACTCATCATGGTCAAAGTTTATAACTACACTTATATTAGTATTTGATAACTGTTTATCTACTAATTTACAATTAAGAAATTCCCATATGTCAGGACATTTTTGCCATTCTGCGACCGCCTCCTGCCACGAGTTCATGCCCAACTTCATTATCCATTCGCATTAAAGATACAGGTCCAGTTGCGTGACCTCCTGTTCCTTTAATTTCTGAGCCTCTAGGTCTAACAGGAGAAAAATTGATTCCCACACCCCCTCCTGTTCCCGAAATAACAAGGGATTCTTTAAGCAAATCTCCCCAACCTTCTCTTGAGTCTCCGACTGGTATAACGAAACAATTAAGTAATTGCCCTTTAGGTCTTCCGCTTCCATACCAAATTCTTCCCCCTGGCATAAATCTATTATTTACTATCTCTTTAAAAAATCGTCTCTGCCACTTTTTTCTTAATTCACTGTCTTCTGCTGCTGCTACATGCTCTGAAACTCTTAACGCCGCCATCTCCCAAGTCTCTTTTTCATCTATCGCATATGATCTTCTAAAAACATCTTCACCTAAGTCGTCTAACAAAAAAGAGCCTTGCTCTTCGGCGGATACATCCATAATTACTCCCTAATAAGAATTTTTCAACAGACCACTAATAGTACAGTATTTATAGTTAAGATAATGTTATGTTGGGTTTAATTCTCTACTGTTTTCTCTTTTGTCAACAGGTTCTACATAATCAACATCAACTTGTGCCCAAAATAAATCTGTGTGAGCAATTATCTGTGTAACTATATTTTCAATTTCTTCTTGTGGGTCTCCTAATTCGTGAACCTCAATTTGACCTGTTACATTAAGTCCTACGTCGTATTTTTCCATTCTAATGCCTCCTTTATTAATATTCTTCAATGTCACATGAACCGCATTTTCTACAGCGCCGTCTTACTCCTTCACCATGATGACCTGTTCTAAGTTCTAGATTTTCAATACGATTATCATTCTTAATACCATTAATATGGTGGACAGTTTCATCATCTCTCAATAAGCGTTCTAAATATTCTTCCATTATAAGACGATGTTCCCGCGTAACATAATAACTATTTCCATTATTATTAACAAACACAGCAATATATCCATCATTAGTGTGTAAATAATTACAAAGGCCAGGAGTTCGCTGACGAAAAAAACGAATAGAAGTCATTTTGTTCCCTTTAAGCTGTTGTTTGTAGTGAGTAGAACAAAAGCCCGATGCCCTTTTAACTCTGCCACACCCTTTAAAAATACATACATCTTTATTTTTATTCATTGAGCCAGCCTAGAGATTCCGATATAATTGGGAATTGTTCTATAAATATTTCTTTTATTTCTGCGACAATATCTGAATGTTCTTTTTGTGTACCGTGTTCCGGCGATCTGAGTTGAATGTAATGAATCCAACTCCTCAAACTGCCACTTTGGTAAATTGTTGTTTCTGTGTTTAAGGGAAGTAAAAATCTTGCGCATTCTTTTGCTATTCCTTTGTTTAATGCTTCATAATATAAAGAGAATGCAAGGGATGATATTTCTCTTTGTGCATCTATAAACCATTTTTTTGTAAAGTCATCTAAATCATCAATAGAATTCTGTCTATTTTTCTCATCTTGTCTTCTTGGTTCATAAATAATATATCTTTCTGATCCTACTTCCGCATAGCGTTGAGAAAATTCTTGAAAGGAAAAACTTCTGTGTCGGATAATTTGTTGAGCAATCGCGCGAGAAGTTCTGATTTCTAAAGTCATATGAGCTAATTCAAATGGCGACCAATGACCCTCTCTAATCATGTATTTAAGAAGACCACTTATGTTTAGATTATCTTGTTGCGGACTAGAAACTCGCGCACAATATGCGACTACGTTTTCTGCATCAGGTGTAACAGATATTAATTTAACTATACTCATCTTCGTCCCATTCTGGACAATCACATTTCTTACTATTGTGATCTAAAATTTCATGCACTCTATTCCAATAGTCATCATAATTTTTGCTATCGGTGCGTCCATATCCGAGTGATCCTCTTTTTTCTGGAACTTCTTTGGACAATAATCTTACTCTTAGTCGATTCCAATCATCTGAATAAACCATTTGTCTCCAATAATAATCTTTTAAAAATTCAGATTTTGCTTTTCCTGGAGTTTCAGCTATTACTACATCAATAACTGCCCCATATTCTGGTGGTTCATATCCATAATCAGAACTACTGCGCATTTCAATTTTAGTGGGATCTTTTTCGTCTGGTATATAAATTAAATAAGCATTATTCGGCATTAATCTGTCTCCTATTCTTCCAGTATCTTGTTTCTTCCCAAGGGCCAAATGTCATTGTCTCTGGCTCCCACCATAGATCAACTTTGCCCACCATTCCATCTCTGTTTTTCAATAGTCTTAATTCTGTTTTCTTCTCTTCGCGCATTTCTTCATCTGAGTGCAAACCAAATACTAAGTCAGCGTCCTGAACTGCGCTAATGCTCCCGGCAATATTTTCCAGAGTAGCTCCTTGCTGAAACGATGATCTATTTGCCTGTCCTACGCCAATAATAGGGATTTTAAGTGTGCGCGAAATTTGCTTTAGCTCTTGAGTTAGATAAGTAATCTTTTCCCAATTTTGAGCATATGAACTGCGAACACTCATAAGATTAATATAATCCAAGCAAAGAATATCTGGCTGCCAACGAACTAATTCTGCATATACCCTGTCTACTGTGCATCCTCTAACATCATCCATTACGATGATATCGTTTGGTTTATTTGACACTTCTTTTGCTTTTTCTTTCCACCTAAAAATTTCTTCTTCACGCAAAGTATGACCCTTTAGATCGTTGTATTTGAATTGCATGAGCATTGTATCCCATTTTCTGAATAAGGCGTTAGCTTCCATTTCTAATGAGATATACATTGGAGTTTTATTTTGCATCCATGCATTAAAAAGCAACCACTGAGACAGTGTTGATTTTCCAATTGAAGTGGCTCCAAAGATAGTTATATACTCATGAGGTTGAACTCCAAATGTTAGTTTATCTACTTCTGGAATTCCTGTCTTAATTCCAATTCCTTCTTCTTCCCCTAATTCATATTTAGCAATTCTTTGTTCCATATCTTTAAAGGCGTGAAGTTTAGCCGTTGGCATAACTGTTGCTAATCTTCTAGATTCCTCCATAAACAATTGATCAACCTCATATTCACTTTCAGAATTTGCTAATTCTTCTGAGATACGAATTACGGATTCAGCCCCGAACCGATACATTACTTGTTTCTTAAACTTATCTTTAAGATAGTTGACAGATTCTCCACTTGTCTCAAAATTAAAATCTGGAAATTCTGCATATACTGTTTCAAACGACGGCGCTATTTTATAGCGACGATAATGTTCAGTCATAAAATTCCATATTTTTCTTAGCTTGTCATCTGAGAAATGATCTTCTCTGATTCCTTCTGCCATCAAAGAGTTAATCTGTCCCGTCTGCGCTACACGAGAAATCAATGCTTTTTCGTAATCCAAATTTTCTCCGTCCAATTTGATTGTTTCTTTAGAGTAGCAGATTTTACAAATTTTGGTTTGTTAAGTATTTATTAATATTATGTTAATATTCTTAATTAACCTTATCTTAACTTGACAAAATGAAATTCTTCAACTATCGTCTAATAACTGAGGATGAGCGGAGCTTGCGGAGCGAATCCGAAGCAACTAGAGTAAGTTGTTAACTTTTTTTTTAAATATCTTTAGTTCTTATTAGATATTCTTATACTTCTTATAATAAGACTATTATATATACAGAGAATTTCTTGAAATTTCTTTTGTCGCCTATTATAAAATCAGTATAATATGCATATGACAACTACTGGATGGTCTTTAGAAAGACGTGAAAAACAAAGAGAAGTTGCTAAACGTCTTGTAGAAGAAGGTAAATTTGGGGGAAGAGGTAGAGGTCAAGGAAGACCTAGAAGTGTTCGTGCCTCTGAAATAGTAGCTGAAAGAGCTTCAAAAGAAGGCGATGCAATATTTGAACGCCTCATGGAAATTACTAGAGGAGGAAAGAACTCCGACTCTATAGCTGCCGCCAGAACTCTTTTAGATACTGAAGAAAAAGAAAGAAAACTTCAGCTTGAAGAAGAGCAAAATATTGAAGATATGCGCGGAAATGATATAGCAGCATTAATTTGGAATCAACTTATGGAATTGAGTGAGAATGGAACAATCGAACTTCCGTTTATCGAAGGAGAGTTTATCTCAATTGAAGAAGGAAGATCAGATAGCACTAGCGAAAAATCTGAAACTTCTGATAGATAAAAATAAAACTCTTGGCCCGCAAACAGACGATCAGTTACACAAATGGATAAAAGATAATCTTGGATTAAACATCCCGAGAGTAGCTGTATGCGATGATCATCAATCGCCGTTTCAATTTGTTGCTGATATTTATTTTGAGCGCGTAGATTCTGCTATTGCTGTTGCTTCACGAGATGGCGGAAAAACAATGGCATCTGCACTTATTCATCTACTTAATAGTTTGTTTAAACCCGGATGTGAGAGTATTACTGTAGGTGCGATTTGGGCGCAATCTAATAGAGCATATGAAAACCTTAAAAAGCTTCTTAAATATCATGGCAAAGTTCCAAGTATTGACAAACATCCTCTTCTTCTAAAAACAACTCAAGAAAGAACTGAGTTTATTAATGGTTCTACGGTAGAAATTCTTCCTGGAACAATCGCAGCAGTTAATGGACCGCATGGT